CGATCGTGATGACGAGGTCGCGCTTGGCCGCGTCGCCACCCGTCGCCGCGGTGAACTGGTAGCTGATGCTGTTCCCGAGCGCGCCCTTGTACTTGGCCGTGATCGTGATCGAGCCGGTACCGGCGGTGATCGCGCCCGAGTCGGCGTACTCGGCGTCGGTCGCATCGACTCGGACGAGCTGCAGGCCGCCCGCGAACACCTTGTTCAAGAACGCCCGCATCGCGGTGTAGTCGTCCGCCGCGTCGAACGCCGACGGGCAGAACGTCTCGAACAGCTCAGCGGTGGACGTGATCCGGGTGACCTCGCTCGGCGGGCCCCACGGGAAGTCGCCGACGATGCCGACGACGTTCGTGCGCACGCCCGCGACCTGGCCGGGAGGCGTGACCTCGAGGATGTTGACGCCGTAGCCGGCGTCGCTTTCGGCGTCGATCCGGCGGATCAGGCTCGCGGTCATGAGGCCTCCGAAGGGGTTCGGCCGCGAAGGTCACTCGACCTCGACGTCGGCCTCGGTAATCTCGATTCCATGCGCTTCGATGGCGGCACGGATCGCCACCGTCGTCAGGGCCGGGTGGGTCGTTTCGAAGACCTTGTCCGTCCGGATCGTGACGTCCCAGGTGGTGCGCCACTCGCCACGCGAGGCGGTGTCGACCGCGTCCTGGTACCGCGAGGCGCCCGCGTCGATCGTCAGGGGGCGGCTGTAGTAGCCGTCGGACGAGAGAAACAGCCCGGGCTGACGCGGCATGCGGTTGTGGAACGCGTCCTCGAGCAGCGGCACCATCCGGTCACGCCCGGAGCGGTACGCGCACCACAGGTCGATCTGCGCGATGAACTCCAGCTCGGCGATGCGCCAGAGCACCACGAGCCGCGACGTTCCGACGGTGCTCACCGTGCGGGGGCTGACGAGGCGCGTCGTTCGCTCACCGGCGGCCGCGATCGAGACGACGTGCCGGTTTTCGTCGACGTCGAGCTCGACGTTCGGCTCCGGCCATCCGCGACGTGCGGTGAGACCCTGCTCGCCGAGCCGCTCGGTGAAGTGCTGGACGAGGGCGTCGAGGGCAGCGGCGACGGGATCGATCGGCACCTACCCTCCCTGTCGCGCCCTCCGTCGCAACGCCTGGACGGCGGCTTCGCGGAACCACGGCCCGAGCTGCTTCACGACCGACCGAAGGACGAAGTGCGGCGGCGAGCCCTTCCGGTGGATGGACAGGCGGATCAGGAACGCGACGTGCTCGGCGTCCTCTTCCGCGACCTCGCCGTTGCCGACGAGCTTGCGCCTCACCCACTCGCGAATAGGGGCGAGCGGCGGGCCCGGGCGGTTGGGTCGCCGGCCGTACTCGATGGTGGCAGCGTGTGGCGCGTCGTTCGCGAGCGTGGCGCCCTTGGCGATCGGCGCGGCCTTCCAGCTGTTCTTGTATTGCGCCTGGTCGACCAGATCGAGCGAATCGGTCAGGCGGACGGCCTCATGCACACCGCGGTTTGCGGTCTCGAGAGCGGCGGCTTCGAGCAGCTTCGTGTCCGCTTCCAGACGCTGCCGCAGCATCCGCGGGAAGTCCTTCGCCGTCGTCGGGATGGGGCGCTGCATGGAGAGGCACCACCTCGGCGGGGGTTGCCCGGTCGGCGGGAGGAGGCTCGGGCGGCACGAGGTCGTCGATGGAGAAGGTGAATTCGACCATCAGCGAACACCCTGAAGCGGCGGAGGTACGACCGCGTCGTCGAGTCGCACGAGCCAGTCCGCCAATGCCCACACGAATGACGGCTCGACTCCCTCCACCACACAGAAGCCCGTGCCGCCTCCGTCTTCGAAGTAATCGTAGAACGCGACGAGGCGCGGGTCGGGCAGGGCCCGCAGTTGACGCACCCGCTCGACCACGGGGCCGGCTCGCGTGCTGAACTCCCACTCGGTGTGGTGTTTGTCCTCACCGCCGAAGCGGCGATTCACCTCGATCTGATAGCCGAGCCCCATCGCCCGTCTCCCTCGGGGTCAGACGATCCGACCCCGAACGGGCATCGTATCCGCGTCTTCGTGCAAACGCAGGACCCGATCGGTTTCGATGTCGTGCAGGCCCGCCAGATCGCGCAGGTCCTCCATCGGGTCGACGTCGACGCAGGACCACTCGGCCGTCGGTTCGACGTAGAGCGCGCCGATGGCGTCGATCTCCTCGACCGACAGGCCGTACGGCTCGACGAACACGTGGTCGGGGAACTCGGTGGCGGGCACCGGAACGATGTCGACGACGAACGCGAGCACGAGGACCGAAACGAAGCGCATCATCGAGTACTCCTTGGGCATCAACGAGGTTTCCGAGTCCGTCGCCGAAGCTGCACCCGCCACTCGAGCGGGCGCTCCTCGGCGGTGCCAACGATCGTGTACTCCTCGCCGTCGAGCAGCCACACGATCTCGCGGCCGCTGATCAGGTCGCCGCCGTCGAGGTCATCACGCGAGTACGTCGCGGAGATCTTCGTCACGAGCCGATCGCCGGCCTCGTACTTGCCGGGCGCCGCATGGATGAGGCGCTCGGGGACGTCGCGGACCTTCGGCTTGGGCGCGATCGCGACGTCGGCGATCGCCTTCGTACCGGCGCCGGGCTCGCCGCCGGACCAGGTGATCCTGCGGACGACGACGGTGTACGGTCGGAAGCCGAACTCGTCGGGCATCGCCCGCAGTTCGTCTACAACTGGCACGAGTTCGTCGCGGAGGGTCATGACGCGCAGACCGCAACGGCGATCAGCACGAGCACCAGGACGATGAGGGCCCGAGGAACGCAGAGATCGTCGGGCATGGTCGCCTCCGGGAATGCCTCTCTCGTCGCTTCCGTGGGGTCCAGATTCGCGCTGACGCGTCTATCCCCTCTGGAGGACGAACCCCGTTCCGCTGGAGCTGCTGAAGGGCAACCGACGCGGCGGCACCCCGAACACGACACCGAGGTCCGTGGCGAGTCGGTTCCCCTCGGCGCGGAGGGCCTCGATCTCGTCGTGCCCGGCGAGGGTGATGTCCTCGACGACGTGCACCTTCTGCCGGTCCCAGCTGCCCGAGAGCTTCGTCTGGATGGCTTCGAGCGACGTCAGCAGCGCGCCCACGAACGTCTCGCCCTCGGTCGAGAGCGACGTCATGGCACCCTCGATCTCGGAGTGCCACTGCCGGTTCACGTCCGGGTAACCGAGGTAGCGCCGGACCTGGGACTTCTGCGTGCTGGTCAGCGCCATCGGTCACCTCGTTCGAATCGCCATGGGCGGCTCGTCACCGTCCAGGGCGACGTGGACGCCGATCGTTCGGGGCAATGACCGATCGTCGTCGCGGGGGACCTACGGCGCGACGAGCGTGATCGCCTCGGCCGAGACGACCGCGGAGATCGAACCCGTCGCTCCGTCCGTGATCGTGCCCTGCGCGGCGAGCCCACCCGCGTCGTCGAAGTCGGTCTCGGGACCGGCGACGTACATGCCGACGATCGCCTTCGTCGCCGACCGCTCGGGCAGATTCGCGATGGCCTCGTCGGCGTCGTCGCCGTCGGTATCCGAGGCGGCGAAGGTCGCGACGCCGGACGCGTCGAGGTAGAGCACGTATGCGCGGTACTTGGCCGCGATCGTGTCGACTTCGGCGGACAGGTCCCAGAGGTTGTCCGTCGGAACCTTCCGGTAGAACGTGCCGGCGATGACGTACTCGGTGTCGGCGTTCGTGCGCAGCTTCCCGGCCGTGGTGCCGTTGCCGATGCCGAGCGACGTGGTTGCGGTCATCGCGGCCGGCGCGGCGGCGGTCAGCACGTACGGGGCCGCGAAGCCGTTGTAGATCGTGCCCTGCCCGGCGAGGCCGCCGGCGCCGTTGAAGTCGGTGGACGGGCCAGCCACGTACACGCCGATCACGCTCTTCGTCGTCGTGATCGCCGGAAGCGCGGCGATCGCGTTGGCCGCGGACGTCAGGGCGTCGGTGCCGGCGGCGAACGACGCCGTGCCCGAGGAGTCGAGGTACAGCCAGTACGCGCGGTAGTGCGTGCCGTCGGTGTCGACCTCGGCCGAGAGGTTCCACAGGTCGTCGGTGATCGCCTTCGTGTAGAGCGTCCCGCCGATCGTGTAGGTGATGGCCGCGGCCGTCTTGAGCTTTCCGGCGGTGGTGCCGTTCGCGATCGCGCCGCTGACGAGCGCCATGTGCTCGTGGCGGAGCTGCAGGGCGGCGACGTCGATCACCGTGGCGGCGATCGGCGTACGGACCGCGAGCAGGTCGGCGATGATCTTCGTGAGCGCGCTGCGCCCGCGAAGGCTGTTCATGGGCTTGTCGCCGGCGACGATCGCGGTGGCGTCGTCGACGAGGGCGTTGAACCCGTCGACCAGGGCGGCGGCGATGGCGCGGGGGGTGTTGCGGATGTCGGGCATGAGCGGGTCTCCAGGGCGTTGCCGCCGCTGTGAAATCGGGTAAGTCAACCACTGTGTGCCCTGATTACGGGCATCATGGGGAACCACATGTCGGTCGAGCGATGGGTGCCGGTGGTTGGCTACGGCGAACGGTACGAGATCAGCGATCTGGGCCGCGTTCGCTCACTGCGCGGGCCATACGACCGTCCGCGGATCGAGCCACTCGTGATGAAGCCGATGCGTCACAGCGGCGGGTACGCGTTCGTGTGGCTTTACCCGGGCCCGGTGGCCGGGTTCCTGCATTTGATGGCGTTGGAGGCCTTCGTGGGCCCATGTCCCCGCGGACACGAGGCCTGCCACGAGGATGGCGATCGGATGAATCCAGCGCTGGGAAATCTGCGCTGGGACACGCATGCGTCCAACATGAAGGACAAGGTCCGGCACGGCCGGGCGCCGCGGGGTACCGACGTTTCGCTCGCCCGGCTCACCGACGACGCCGTCGTCGAGATTCGGGCTCGCTTGGTCCGTCGAGATGAGATGTCGGCTATTGCGGCTGACTATGGGGTAGGGCCGACCACGATTGGAGCGATTGCCAGCGGTCTCACGTGGCGCCACGTTGATGGCGAGGCGCCAGAGAAGACCGACCGTCTCCGCCGCGGCGTTGAGATGTACTGCGCGAAGCTTACGGAGGACGTCGTCCGCGCTGCCCGACGACGACACGCAGCGGGCGCCACATTCACCGAGCTGGCAGCCGAATACGGGGTCTCGCGACCCGCCATCCGGAACGCCATCGTCGGCGCGACATGGAGCCACGTCACGGATTGACGCTATGTCAGCGTCAGCTTCGAAGCCGCGTTCCGGCGCTTGAGCTTCAGCTGGAAGTCCGAGACGATCTGGAACTTCGTGCTGTCGCCGGTCTTCGCGAGCGCGTTGATCTGGAACGAGATCCGGCGACGGGCCCGCGCCTGCGCGGCCTGGATGTCGGTGATCTCGACGGTCTGGCCGTTCATCTCGCGGATCATGTTCTGGAGCTGCCCGGGGTCCATCGAGGACCACACCGCGGGCACCTGCATGAACTTGAGCTGCATGAGGTCGAGCGCGTACAGCGTGGCCGCCGTGCAGTGGCGATCCTCGACGAACGGCACGCCCTCGACCATGTAGGCCCGGAAGCCGAGCTTCGCGAGATCGATCGGACCGCCCGGGCCGACGACGTACTTGGGCTCGACGGTCGTGTCGAACAGGGCCGCGATCGAGTCCATCACCGCGCCGGTCGTCACGACGAGCGACGGGTTCTTGCCGGTGGCGGTGCGGAACGGGCGGAGCAGCTTCGTGCGGATGTTCGCGAGCGACAGGGACGCCGCGGCGAGAGTGTCCTCGCCGGAGACCCACTCGGTGTAGGTGCCAGGGGCCAGGCCCGCGTAGGTGGTCCCGCTGTCGACCGCGCGCGCGAGCCCCTCGATCTCGACCGGGCTCGCGGTCACGTTGCCGCCGTAGGTGTCTTCACCGACCTTGACCGTGACCTCGTCGACGGCGTCGTTCAGCTCCTCGCCGATCTTGTCGGTCTGGCCGGCGCGCCCGTTCGCGGCGGCGATGCGCTGCGCGGTGCCGGTGATCAGGCCGTAGGCCTCGTAGTGGGCCCACGCGAGCGACGCCTGCTTCCGCAGGTGGGTCTCGAAGTCGCCGGAAAGCACATCGTAGCCTTCCGCGCGGGGTCCGGCGGTGGTGCGCGCGGAGAACTTCACGTCCCACACGCAGTTCTGGTTCGCGTCGGGCTCGACGTCGATGAAGTTGGCGAGGACGACGTCGCGACGGAACTGGTCCGTCATCGCGTCCGCGTACTTGAGGTTGAGAGCCGCGGAGATCGCGGCCAGGTCTGCGCCGGCCATGCTTGTTCCATGCGGCTACATGCCGCGATCAGGGTTGATGGTGTTGGCGGACGGGGCCGCCGGTTCGTGGCTGACGATCAGCCGAGAGGGACGGTGAGGTCCGCGAGCTTCGTGGTGGCGGCGGTGCCGCGGCCGTTGTTGCCGCTTCCGGTGCCCGTGCCGCTCGCGCCCGTCGGGGGGAGCAGGATCTTTCCCTCGTCGGTCGCGAGGTATTCCTTCACGAACGCGCCCAGCTCGAGGTTGTCGGTGTACCCGGCCGCCCGAGCCACCTGGACGTGGAGCTTGCCCTCGGCATCGCGCTTCACGACCTTGTCGGCGTGGTACAGCTTCGCGATGGCCATGGCCTGCCGATCGGCGGGGACGCCATTCGTGGACAGCGCGTCGCGCAGGGCGCCGATCGCTTCCTGCTCCTCGCGCTTCGCCCGCTCCTGGGCCACGCGATCGGCGGATTCCTTGTTCTGCCGCTCGAGCTGCGCGATCTTCTCCTCGAACCGCGCGACCGTCGGATCGACCTTGTCCTGCTTGCCGTCCTTCTTCGCGCCGGCCGGGTCGTCCTTCGCCTCGTCCTTCGGCTTCAGGGCCGCGATCTTCTCGTCGAGCTTCAGCCCGTCCACTGCCTTGGCGATGTTCTGGTCGACGACCTTCTTGATCGTGTCGGCGGTCGCGAAGTCCTTCACCGCGTCCCTCACGATGGCGGCGGTCATCTCGCTGATCTTCTTCAGGTCGTCGGCGTCGAGCGGCATCGGGACTCCAGAAACACGAAACCCCGCCGTGGTTTCCCGTGGCAGGGCTTGAAAGGGATGGGGTGTCGGTCAGCGCGTGACGCCGCGGGCGACCCTTCGGACGTAGCGGGAGGTCACGTGTGGGAACTGGTCCGCAATCGCGCGGGTGGACTGACCTGCCGCGGCGAGCGCGCGGATCGTCTGCACGTCGGCATCGGACAGCTTCGCCTGTGGGTGCCGGTCACCCTTCAGGCTGCGGCCGTGAGCCGTCTTCTGCTGCTGATTTTCGAGCCGGGTTTGCCAGCGCAGGTTCTCGATGCGGTTGTCGGTGGGGTCGTCGTTCAGGTGTCCGGCGTCGAGCGCCTCGCCCTCGGCAGGAATGCGCACGAACGCCATCAGCACGAGCCGGCTGACGAGCAGGCACTGCCGCTCGCCGTCTCGGTAGAGCGTCACCCCCTGGTGGCCGAAGCGGCCGGCCTTGGGACGGAGCACCTTGGGCACCGCGCGAGGCCGAAGCCAGAAGTACAGCGACCTGACCCTGCCTTGATCGCTGACGTCGTACCTGCCTTCGTAGCCGGGCACGGGAAGCCAGCGTTCCATGCTACCCCCACGAGGCTCGCCACGGGACCTGCCGGCCACGGTCGTTGTAGTGGAACGGGTGAGAGCCCACGTAGAAACCGCCGACCTGCCCGACGAGGATCCCGCCGAGCTTCCTCGGCGACAGCTTCTTCGCGGCCCGTTCGGAGTTGAGCTTCTCGTTGGCGGCGCGGACGGCGGAAACGGGCACACGAAACGGCTCGTTCACGCCCGCGGTCATGCCGTCCAGCACCCGCGAGATCGCATGGTTCCGAAGGTCGCGGGTCTCGTCGGCCTTCTTCAGCAGCGGGTCGTCCGGGTCGTCGATCACCGCCGCGGCATGCTCGAGCGCCGCCTGGTGCGCCCGGTCGTACGCGCTGGACATCTCCGTGCGGACGATGGTTTCCGCACGACCGCGCAGCTCAGCGAACGGCGAGCCCTCCAACCGCGTCAAGCGGTTGACGAGTTGGCCGTAGGTCTCGCCCTGGACGGTGCCGAGCACGAGCTGCCGCTGGATGGCGTCGACGAGGTCGAGGCCGTACCGATCGAGCGACGTGCGGCGGATGGCGATGCCCTGCTCGACGCGCCGGTCCGTCAACGTGCGCAACACGCCTCGTTCGAGGGCGTTCCCCACGTCTCGGAATTCCGGCTCGGCGGTCCGGATCACGTCGAGCAAGTTCTGGTTCGCGCGCTCCTCGTAGCGGTGCTGGCTCTCGTCGAGCCGTCGCCCGAGGCGCTCGCGTAGCTGTCGGATGCCCGCCTCGACCTGCGCCAGCATCACCCGGAGGTGCTGGTGGGTGAAGGTCGCGGCGGGGTCGATCGTGGACGAGGACAGACGTTCGCGGAGCTCGCGGCGGCTGTCCTCGTACGCATGGAGAAAGGCGACGACCTCGCGATCGTCGAGACGGTCCAGGTCAGCGGCCTGTCGCTCCAGCAGCCGGTCGATCCGCGCCATCGGCCTCCCCCTCCGACGATGGCGCCACGGCCCAAAAGTACCGGCAGATCTCCCGGCGCTCTTGCGTGACCCTGACGAGCGCCTCGGCCAGGCGCGCGGTATCGCCGGTCCCCACGGACAACTCGCCCGAAAGGCGATCCGCGGCCGCGTCGAGCATCGCCAGCACCTGGTCCTCGGTGATCGGCAAACGACCTCGGTTCATCGACTACTCCTGCGGCGGCTGCGGGCCTCCGGTTGGCTTGCCGGGAAGCACGGGCGGCTCTGGTTTCGGCGCCGAGAACCCTTCCTCGAGCATCCCCTCGGCGGTCTGCTCGGGCACGGCGTAGACGCCGACGAGGGCCGCGAGCGCCATGCTCCGCGAGAGCTTGCCCTCGGCGAACGCGATCTGGACGTCGACGGTTCCCGACTTCTCGATACCCGTGTCGAGCGCGCCGGCGAGCCGGTCTTCTTCGTTCGACTCGTCGATCTCCAGGCGGATCTGCGCGAGCGTTTCCTCGCCCAGGTCAGGCAGGAGTCGCTCGGCCTCCTTCTTCGCGACCTCGCGGCGGAACGTCGGCGACATCTTCGCGGCGTTGATCGCCATCGCGGAGCCCGCGAGGAACGCGTCGAGCGACAGCGACTGCCAGCCATCGAGACCCGCGACGGACACCCCGTCGGCGAGCTCGCCGCGGGCCGCGGCGACGACCGCGATCACCTCGCGCATCGCGCCCTTGACCAGGTCGGCGTAGGCCGACATCACGATCGCGGACGCCTGCCAGTCGAGCTCTTTCGACTCGCCGGAGGCCTTCACGCGGCTCGACGCGTTGTCGGTCGCGAGGGCCATCTGGTTGACGACGCGGAAGATCTCCTCGCGCAGGTCCCGGTTGTCCTCGCGGAGGATCGCGACGCTGTTGCCGGGCGGCTCGGTCCAGGCGACCTCGTCCTTCTGCTCAAGCGGCAGGTAGTAGCCGGGGCCAACGGTCGGATCGGGCCCGCCCCACTGCCGCTTGATGATCATCATCGCGTAGGCGGTCTTGTGAAGCGACCAGGTCAACCCACAGCGTGACCGGAGGTGCGCGATCGCCGGGTCGTGCAGCAGCTGCATCGCCCAGAGCTCGGTGGGCAGGTGCAGTCGGACGACCGGGAGGCGACCGATGTTGTGGGCGATCGGCTGCAGCTCGGTCGCGTCGTCGTCTGGCTTCGGGCTGGCCTGATCCTTCGTGGCGACCCATTCCCAGCGTCGGATCATCGTCGCATCGATGTACGTCCACACGAACCGACGCCGCTCGTCCTGCTCGACGCTGCCACGCTCGACGAGGCACTGCCGGAACAGCACCCACGTCAGGGCGCCGCGGGCGTTCGTGCCCCAGTACCGCAGCTCTTCGGCGGTGATCGGCACGAGGTACGCGTCGAGCTTGCCGGCCCTCAGTTCGGAGGCGCGGTCGGTGTAGACGTCGCCCTCGTTGCGCGCGGGCAGGTTGACCCACGCGAGGACCTGCTGCTCGACGAGCGCGTCCCGGAAGCGCAACCGCCACCAGCGCGCCCAGGGCGTGCCTTCCTGGTCGACGTTGCCGAGGAAATCCGTGTAGAAGTCACCCTGCGTGCCGTCGACCTTGGGCGGCGAAGAGAACAGGTACGCAGCCAGCAGCCCGAGGATGCCACCCGCGTAGTTGTGGTAGACGGCCTGGGCGAGTCGATCGCGGTGCACGTCGTCGGGCTCCGCGGCGTTCTTCGGGAGCCAGGTGGTCTTCAGCTCGCGCCAGCGCGGGCCGCCGTCGGCGAGGGCGCGGAGGCGCTTCAGCTCCTCGGCGTCGCAGGAGGGGTGGAGGCGGTCGAGGAGGGCGATTTTCGTCAACGTCCACCCCGCTACACGATCCGTCCGCCCTGCCTTGTCTCGCGCGGTGCCCGAGCAAGCCGCCACGCGCCCTCGACCGCATCGGGCGAATCGTCGTGCGCGCCCGTTGGAAAGTCGTCGAAGTGCTCGAGTACCGCGTGCGGCAGCGCCTCGTTGAACTGCAGCCACCTCGCTTCGATGGGCTGCTCGAGCGAGGCGATCCGGTCCAGCTTCGGGGTCGTCGAGGTGTCCTCGTCGACGACGATCTGCCAGTACAGGCCCGCCGCTTTGCGCTCGGCCTGCAGGCGTCGGGAGTCGCGACCGAAGAGGCGAGCGAATCCGTTCACCTCGATCGAGCCGCGCTGGGCCCTCCACTTCTCGGCGAGCGTCCAGAACATCGCGATCTGTTCGCTGTCGCGCGCTCGCTTCAGCCAGACCTCGAGCACGTAGCCGAAGCCGAAGCGATCGAGGCCGATCACCGCGATCGCGGCGAAGTCCCCTGCCCCGCTGCCGCCCTCGTCGCCGATCGAACCCAGCTCTTTGCCTGGGATCGGGTCGAGTCGGATCGTGACCGCGAGCTCGGAGATCGGGACCTGGTGGCCGTCCTCGGCGATGACGACGCCGCCGCTGACGCGGCACTTCGCGAACTTCGCCGAGTTGAAGTACGTCGCCGTGGAGTCGCGCGGCTCGTTCTGCTTCTCCTGCAGGAAGCTCGCGAGACCCTCGCCCCAGATCTGCGTGTACAGCGCGTAGATGTCTTCGACGCCCGGGTCGAGGACCTCGACGCCGCGGTCCATCTCCGCGCGGTTCGCCTCGTAGAAGGCCCGTGCCTTCGCCTCGCGCTCGTCACCGAGGCGGAGGTTCTTCCAGATCCGGCCGCACTCTTCCCAGAGCTCCGGCCGCTCGGGCCAGGAGATGATCGCCTT